GCACCACCAAACCCCGTTCTGTGATTGGATGGGTCGGGGTCTCCTAACCCCATCCTATTCAGAAAATCGTCGGTACTACCTTCTTCAATACCTTTAGCCTGACGACGTGCTTTGTTCAACCAATCTCTAGCAAGAGTATGTGCCTTGGCAAGTTTTTCTGCCCAGATCATATCCTCTAAGGGAACCTCTTCTTTGTTCGCAATACATCTACAAATGGACTCAAGTCTGAGTCTGTATTGGGTGGAGAGCATGTTAGTTCTTTCGGAGTTTAGATTCTAATTCTGAAGTTTTGTTGAACTCAGCATATGCTGCTTCAGATCTGTCACCAAGAATACTCAGAATGTCATCACGAATTACGTCATTATCAACGTAGTCATCCAGGTATTTGTCAATGGCTTCTTTCAGGTATCTATACCTGTGCCACTCTGGTGAGTATGGTTTATACATGATGATAATAATACATGCTAACGATCATAGTTCTATTTACCAAAGATGTCAACCGTCTCCTAACTTTTTGATATGAGACAGGTTGGATCTTTCGGCTTTCTTCAACTTCTTATATTGTTTAATAATTTTTTCAATCTCCTTTTGAGAGACACTCACCTTTAGTTCATCTTCTTCAATAAATCCAAGACCACCCTTTTGAGTTTCATCTTGCGAATCAACATAGTCATTGATGTTTTCTTGAATTTCTTGACGGATCAAAATATCAACTGCCTTTTTAAGGTCTTCGTCACTAGGTTTCATTTTCTTTTCTTTTGTTCTTTTGGTTTGTTCCCCCAAAGTTTTGGATTCATCGTTCCATATCCAAAGTCAATCCTTTGGACCGCACCCTTACCATATCGATCATAGTACATGTCAAAGAGTTGAGATGTTTTCTTACATCGAGTAAGGTCAACATACTCTACTCCATCGACAATATACCAAATCAGTCTGGCATCATTAGGGAGTGACTTATCATTTGCAGCTTCAAGAGTTGTTTTTTCCTGAAGAATTTGACAACCATATGACGAAGGATCTTCCGGTTTAATTGGAAGACTACCCATTTCTTCCTCCTTGATTTCTACACTTACGGTCATGAACGACCTCCCCACTTGATGTCGGGATATGCATCCTTAACGATGTCGTAAGATATCTTATATTTAGTTTGCAAAAGTTTATCTTTGACTAAGCAAAGAATCTTTGCCTCCTCTGGATGAAGACCCTCAAGCATCTGGATAAACATGGTCTCTCTACGAAGAGATGAGATACCATCATTACCACCTCTCACAAAATTGTAGAGGTGCTTGTATTCACGACGCAAAGAAGTGTGATCAGTTCCAACAGGGACTTCGTTCTCTTTGTAAGGAACTTCACCCTCAGGGACAACAGAGATCACAGTGTCATCAAAGTTCCAGATAAAAAGACTCTTCAGAGCAGGGTTAGCATACTCCTGAAGAATCTCTACCTTCTTTGCTCTAGTCCTTTGCTTGCTTGCAAGTTCAAGGATCTCATGCACAAAAGGATTAGGTGGAAGTTTAGGTGCTTCTGCCTTAACCTTTACGGTTCTCTTTCTAGTTGTCGTCTTCTTCGTCGAATTCGTCATAGCCATTTTCAAATCGTACTGCTAAAATTTCGTCTGGTAAAATATTTCCGTTTTCATCAAACATCTCTGGA